AGCCAATCCTAGTGCTAGCCATTCACCTGTCATTTTGCACCCTCAATTCGTTTGATTGCTTTGTCGAAGATGGCACGGCCAGCCTTCAGTCCTACAACACCCAGCGATTCAAGCTGGCTCTTCATCTGATTGGCAGCATTGCAGCAGGCTACAACGTTGCCTTTGACATAACCTTTAGTGCCGTCGATACGATCGATGGTGAGGTCTGACAAACGCATTTCACCATTACCGCTGCTCTTTGTCAAGGGAATTCCTGTGTAGTAGCCGCGTTTAGCCGACAGGAGGCTCTTCATTGACGTGCTCGACAGGTCGAACTCGATGTTACGCTTCTTGGCGTTCTCTGCTTTCCATACCAGATGTTTGGCACAGTACAGGTCGAATTCGTTTTCGGTCATGTTGAATGGACGGGCTTTCATTAGTTGTTCTCCATGAATTTGAACAGTTTTTCGATTTCGTTTTGACCAATCGCCAGAATACCATTGACAAACTCAGTGTTGAAGGTGCGGCTCTTGCTGAAGTAGCCCTTCTTATCCACGATATAACTCGCCATCTTGATCGGAGAGAAACCACCTTCGGTCAAACCTTTTACAAGGTGGCTCTTCTCAGCGTAATAGTAGGTGGTGCCGTCTTCGTCAACGAACTTGAAACGAGCGAGGTCTTTGTCAATCATTAGTAGTTCTCTCCAGTGTATGGCTTCAGCAGGTGTTGGTTCTTGTTGAACCGCTTGATGTAGTCATCTTCGCCCAATCCGTTGTACAGGTCAAGCACTTTTTGATAATTTTCCCAAGCATATTCACGGAACCAGCCAGAGGTGATAGACGTACACACCTTCATCAGAGCCATTTCAAAGCTCCAGCGGGCCGTTGGGCCACCTTCCTTACCCAAGCCATGAGGAATCTGAGAGCGCTCAAGGGCGAGCACACAGGACTCTTCATAGACACCATTCAGGCGTGTCTCTTCACTGCAATCAAAGAACTTCTCCTTGGAGGTCATCACCTCAGAGCCTTCCTTCATGTAAGTTTTGTACGCAGGCCAGTTAGCACCTTGGATGTTGACCAAGGCCACGGCCTCATGAATGCTATCATGGTCATACACATATTGTACACCATCACCGTTGAAGAAGTCTTTGGAACTGACGTTAAGCTTAGGGTGTGCGTAGTTGTAGGACTCAGCTTCACGCATTGTTAGAAGCTCACGGTTGCGTTCAATCCATTCCACGGGCTGACCATTGGTCAACTTACCACGCAAGAACTTGATATCACTCATAGTCTTGAGGAAGTGAGGACTATTACGCTTGTACTTGTGAGACTCTTTGATCAGCAATAGATCATAGTTGCTTGCTGTAGCCTTAGCTCCAGCATTCATGCAGTTGTACTCGATCAGGAACTGCTCAGCAGACGTACCCGGCCATGCCAATTCAAACTCGTAGTTCATGCCGTCCTTGTCACGTGCATGGTAATACTTACCTTGTTGGGTAGGCACTGCGAATTGCAGGTTAGCTTTATTGGCCTTGTGCCATGCAGTGAACTGCTCGATGGTGCAGATGAAGTCCCAATCCACAACCTTACGAACGCCTTCCAGTTCAGGGTTGTTTGCAACAAGAGCGCGGGAGCCGATAAGCAGCATGTTTGTTTCCTCAGTTGTGTTCGATGGAATGAATGATATAGAAAAGGCCGAGAGCAGTCAAGCCCCCGGCCTAAATTCTTTAGCAGCTTTGCGAGGAAGCGTTCCAGCCACTCTCACGCAGATCGCCAAACTCGTCTTCTTCACCGTCTTCCAGTGGAGTGTATGAGCCTCCCATACCATACCCACCAAGGTTCATGGTGAACGACAGGTCATGTTCGTCAGCGATATTCTCAGCAGCCCACACAAGGTTCTGTGCTTCGTCAAGGAGGCGGTTAATCTTCTTGACAGCTTCCATCTTGACTGCGTTCTCTTTGTCTTTACCGTAGAGAGAGGCACCCATTACACGTTCCAACCGTAGTCAGAACCGTACTGAGCAGACTCTTCCCACTCACAACCACCAGACGCTTCCCACATTGCAGCAGGAGTGTACGTTTGGCTATCGCCAAAGCGGTCAGTGAAGGTGAAAGGCAGTTCCGCACCTTCAGCAGTGTCAGAAGCCCACTCCATCATGAAGTCCAGCAGAGTGTCGTAGTCCATGTCGAACGCACCATCTTCTGGCAGGTTCTTCAGCGCTACGGCCAGTTGAGCCAGTTGCTCAACGTCGGTGCCTTCTAGGCCGTCAACATCGTAGCTCTCATAGCTGGAGAGTTGTTCACCCTCATAACCGAAGGAGCGAGTCACTTGCAGCAGGAATACACCACCGCCCAGTTCTACACGTGCGTTCTCGGTGCTGAAGCTTACATATTTACGTTCGGTCATATCAGTTCTCCTTTGTGATTAGCAGTCTTGACTGGAGTAAGACCAGTCTTCTTTGTTTTGCCAAGAGAACTCATCGTATCCCTTGGAGTAGTAGAACACAATGTCAGCGTTCCTTGCGATTTCCTCGGCCTCTCGTACCAAGTTGTCGATGTTACGCTTGATTGCAGCCAGAGCTTTGACAGCTTCTGGTCTGTTGCGCACAACCGCTCGGGCATGTTCTGCCTTGGCGAGAGCCAACTGTCGTTCAAGTGCTTCGATTGGTTCAGGCAGTGTTGGCATCTTATCCTCCATAAATCTGTTGGGAAGGTCTTCCGACCCGTCCCATGCTATACCGGGCATCAGCAGTACATGCTACTGGAATCCCAATCAACAGCGTCAATCAGACGGAAGTCGTTGGTAGATCCGTTTACAGTGATGTTGGCTGGCAGGTCATACTTAGTTGCCAGTTCCATCACTTCTTGCAGAACAACTTGAACATTCTCGCGAAGAGTTGCGATGCGTGCGACGGCAGCTTGACGCTCTGCATTGTATACACGATACTCTTCTTCGAATGGTCCGTCAATGTAAGCTTTCACTTCATCAATTGTGTAGGAGGCTGGAGTAAGCTCAAAGCTATAGTCTTCATAGCCAAGGCGCTCAGAGTCTACATACACGTAGTCGATATACTTATCGTTTTCGTTATATGTGTTGACCTCTTGACGCTCAACTTCTACACGTGCTGCACCTTCCAAGCTCAGTTGCCCAGTGGTGACAGCCATACCAATATACATCAGGTTGTGCATTGCATACTTACTCATGCTTTCTTACCCCCTTCGGCTAGACGATTTGCGATCTTGTGATCTTCACGTTTGTCATTGTAGTACAGCTTCTCAATGATTGCACCACTCAAGTCCCAACCTTCGTGACCAGCAAGGTCGAAGGCACGGATGATAGCATCCGCAAGCTCTACTTCTGGCATTGGACGGTGTGGCAGTTTGTCGTCCATCAAGCCCTTACGAACACCCTCAGTGGCTTCACTCACCTCTGAGTGCACCAAGGCCAGCTTGGACAGAATCAGGGTTGTGTCGCCCTTTGGGAAGGCTTCGTTGGTGCTGATGTTCTTCCACCAACCAGCGGTAACGTTACCACGATAGATGGTGTCCTGCAAGTGGCGAATGCTATCTGCGATACGTGCCACTTCAAATACTTCTAGGTTGTTGATGCTCAAATTTCCTCTCCTTCATCTGGTTTATTATATTCGTCAAAGAACTCGTTCACACGTCGGAAGTATTGATCACTCTCGACAAGGAACTCAGCCCAAACACGAACGTTTCTCAGGTAAACCTCTTCGTTCCAGTCACCTTCTTGGTAGGTATCAAACCATTCGAACTTGGTGTCCTGACTAACGTACTGTTTTTTCTCGTACAGGTTGATGATGTTGTTTGCCCATTCAGTATAGCCTTTGCCCAGCAGCCAGTATGCCCAACTACCAACAGGCCAGTTGTCCATGAAATAGTCAGTGAAACCTTCACCAGCATCCATTTCCCAGTTGCGGATAGCTTCAACCATAGCGTCTACAGTACGTTCGATCATGTTCTACTCCTTAGCAGTTGTAAGAGCTAGACTGCCAACCCGAGTAGGTGGCAGTGGTGTCATAATTCTGACCACCTTCCAGAGTAATGTCAAATGGAATCTCAAACTCGTCTGAGATAGCACGTGCTTCAGCGTGCAGCACCTGAATGGAGTGCAGCAGGCCAGCGATGATGGTGGTTGCTTCTTCATGGGAATTGATAGACATTTGACTCTCCTTAAACGAGTTGATCGATAGTTGCGAAGGTGAAACCCTTACCACCCTGAACGATCAGAGGGAAGGTGCGGAAACCCATCAGGCCCACTTCATCGAGTGCATCCATCAGGTCTTCCATTGTGTAATCTTTGTCCAGTTGTTTGTACTGGAACTCAATGTTGCGAGACTTTAGCACAGCTTTGGCCTGTTCGCAAGAGGCACATTGAGATTTTCCGTAAATCGTTACCACGTTGTTCTCCTTTAGTAAGAAATTCTTGGTTCTGGCAGCCCTACAGAGCTACGGCACACTTCAGCCCCGCTGACGTAAGTGCGAACCACAATAGAGCGACCATCATAATCCCAATCAGTGTCAATTTCAACCTGAATGTTATCGGTGATCAGTTGCAGGATTTGCTCCTTGAGCAATGGGTAGTCTTCCAAGTCCATCAGTAATCACCTTCATCAAGGTAGTTAAGCCCTTCGGCATCTTCGTCCCACTCATCATCTAAGAAAGTGTCGCACTCAGGGCACCACACATCGTCTTCATCAACGAACGCACCGCATTCATGACACAGCATTATTGATCCTCCTTCAACTCTTTGGTTTTGAACTCAATGTCGCGGATGTGACTATACCACATCTCAGTCATTTGTCTACGCATATCTTCCAGTTCCTGAATCATCAGGCTCACCTTGGTCAGACGCTTTTCGAAGCTCTTCTGATCGTAGGCACAGAAGTCTAGCTTAACTGGCTCTCCGTGGCAAGCACGGAATTGAACGTAAGCTTCCAGATCAGGCGTGATCTTACCCTGATACCCAACGTGCAGGTTTTTCACCAGAGGTGTCTCGACCTGAACCACCATGCTACCAGTTTCATCGGCAGATGGCGAGAGGAATTGCTTGCTAACGTATCTCATACGCCTCCTTGAATCAACAGAGCACCAACCACCATCCCAACAACACACACTGGAACGTAGTCTTTAGGGAGGGTGATGATACCGAGAGCACACCCCATTGTCAAGCCCCAACCCATAATAATTTCCATTTTTAATTCACCTTGTCCAAGTAAAAGCCTTCCCAAATACACAGCTTCATAATTTCGTCACCGTAGGTGAAGTCCTCAGTGAAAACGTACACAGTCTTTTTGGTGTTGCTCACGTACCGCTTCTCTTTCCACTCACCCTTACCTTGTCGCATCATACAGCCTGCAACAACAGCGTCAACCTTTGCAACCATGATTCCGTTGTTAGTGCGGATGTAGTAGGCCATGTTAAATCTCCAGATCAGCTTGATGTTCGTAACGTACTTGGAAGTTCCAAGCGTCCTTACAGGCTTTATTGTCGTGACCCGTTCGTGGAAAGGAATAGTAGACCATCACATCCCACTTGTCAACCCCATATCGCTCAGTTCGCTCGATCTTTGCTTCAATGCCCATTCCATCAGCCGAGTACCAAATCTCGCCTTCGTTAAAGGCTGGCCCATCTGGTTTGTGGAATTTCTTTGCACCGTTCATGAAAAATCCCCTCACACCGTTTCTGATGGAGGGGATTCTATACCCGTTAAGGCGGGCCGTCAAGTCCTGCTTGGTAAGAATCGAAGGCAATTCGTGTCACGGTTTGCGTGTACACCTTCGTTACCGGGTCTTTGGTCAGAGCTTGGCTGTTGTAAGCGATAAGCTCAGCACCCATTTCAGTCTCAAACTGAGCCTGTAGGGCCATCAGGGTTTCCAGATCACGTGTATCCTCCGCTCCGTCAAGGAACGTGGCGTAGACGCGACTCTGAGCAGGCGAGAGGCCAATGCTGAAGTCAGGTGCTACGGTGTCACCCACAAGGGCGATTGTGCAGCCAGCGTTGTTTACAGTAGTTGTCAGCGTTCCGCCTGTTGTCAGGACGGTTGTGTTGATTACTGGTGTCATTTCATTTCTCCATAAAGAAGGGGTGTCGGGCAGAATGCCCTAGCCCCACAGCCATTATTGGCACTCGGTCAGTTTACTGACACATTTCACAGCTTTCGATGCGAGTGATTTCACCAGCACCACGCATGCTGTAGATGTAGTAGAGCGACAGGATGTTTGGATCGTTGAAAGCAATCCTGTGAATCCTACCGATATACTCTGGTGTATCGTTAGAGGTGAAGTATAGGTTAATACTCTGCCCTTGGTCGATCCACTGTTGACGTTGAGAGCACAGACGTAGGTGATCTTCCATTGGAATTTCAAACCCTGTTCTGAATACAGCCTTCTCTTCGTCTGTCAACCAATCTACGTGTTGGACACTGCCCTTACGAGCGTTCATATCCTTAACACATTGATCAAGGTCAAGTTCTTTGTGCTTGATAAGTTTCAACAGCACTTTGTTAATGCGGAAGAACTCACCACCAGCACTTTGTTTGGTGAAGCACATGGCAACATCCAAACCAACACCCTCAGAAGCTCCTGCCATCAACTCAGCGGTCGATTTAGTTGGAGGCATCATCAGCATTGTAGCGTTGCGTTGTCCAAGCCCTACACAGCCAGCAGGCTCTCCCAGCGTTGCAGCCAGCCAAGAGTTAGCAGCAGTTGCATCCTTGAAGATTCCACGGAACACTTTAGTGTTCAACATCATTGCTTCCATGCTAGACACAGAGAGCATTTCAGTTTGCAGCAGAGTGTGGAAACCTAGAACTCCAGAGCCAAGGGCACGGAAGTCTTTAGTAAACTTGTAAATCTTCTGCATTGCACGCTTGTCATACTCAGTCATTTCCTCCATGCACTCAAGGTACTCAGAGATATTGCAGTCAGACATAACTTGTCCAACGAAGACCAAGTGTTCAGGCCAGCTACGGTATAGTTCCAAGTTGTAGTTCAGGATTACACAACTGAATGTGTATTCGTGGTTTGCTGGCAAGTTTGTTTCTTGACACAAGTTAGAAGCTCTTGTGCGTAGGCCAGCACGTTTAAATGCCTTAGCCAACTTGCGGTTCATCTTATCAATGAACGAGAAGTATCCCTTACCACGTGGCATCTTAACGCCAAGGATCTTAGCAAACTTGCGAAGAGCTTCAGGGTTTTCATCATTCATCATATCAACGAACTCATCGTCGATCAGCCAACCAACGTTGTTACTCTCTGTACGTTCGTACAGGAAGTCTGCAACTTTATCAAAGTCACCATGTTGTGGGCGAATGCTATAAGCACAACTCCCGCGACGTGGACCTTGAGCAACTTCTTCCATCACATTGATAATGTCACGGACTAGCGGCATAAGCCCTTGAGAGCGTCCACCACGGATCTTATCACCTTCAGCAGGCCAGTCATCAAGGCAATAGCTTGTTCCATGACTGTGCTTTGTCAGGATCGCAGCTTCTGTCAGGAAGTCGTAACGATCAAACAGGTTGTTGCCTACGTTACCACCAGCACAGCTTACAGTTGTACCACGCTTACGGATACCACCGTTGGCCAGAAGAGGCGTAGACGGGCTGATAAAGCCATCCCACAGCGTCTGGAAGAACGCATCTTCCCAAGTCTTGCCAGCCCAGTAGGGAACAACGTTCCACCACTCAGGGTAAACCTCTGGAGCGTGCTTCGCCATAGCTTGTGCAACAGTGCGGAAGCGAGCTTTTACAGTTTCATTGTTGTACGAATACTTATCGTAGAACAGTTGGATGCCACCGGTAGTGTACCACGGTGGGCACACTCCGTCTGCAATTTGTTGTTTCCTTAGTGCAGAATAATCAATCACTCAAGTTCTCCTTTGTCAATATACCCTCTAATAAACCCTTGAGTGTCCCAAGAACTCTCATACTCCATACCCATACCCGGAGTGAAGAAGTCCACCATCTTGTACGAGTCAGTTCCCAACTTAAACCATTCTGTGATTGGAGAAGTTGCTTCAGGGAAAGGCAAGTCGAGGCCGAGCCTCTCCGCAAAGACGTTCAAACGAACTTTGATGTAGTTCTTGAAGTCATCCTTTGTCATCCCGTTCAGCGTATCTTCCAAGAACGCAAGATCAATGATCAAACATTCATGTTCATATGCATATTGAATCGCTTTGTAAATCTGTTCAACACGCTTAGTGTCTTCACGTAGAGGACGACCAAGTTCTTTATAGTGTTGGTTGATTGCCCAAGCAGCAGCGAATCCATGCAAGTCTTCATCAATAGCAGATTGGTTGGTGCCTCTCACTACAACAGGAAGTTTGTTGTATCCGTTAGATTGGAAACTCTTCAAGATTGCAAAGCTGGCAAACAACAGTGCTGTTTCAGTCATCGAGAATACGATAACAGATAGTAGTTTATCTTCACCAGACAGCACACTCTCAAGCCATTCCACACGTGCAGCCAACTCAGGGTTTGCAGCGTATGCACGGTAGTGCTCGTCTTTATCCAATCCAAGTTGCACGTTAAGTTGGTTGTAGAAGCGAGCGTGAACTTGAAGTTCGAATGCAGCGAATGCCGCAGCCATTGCTTTAGCTTCTGGAGTTGGGAACACTTTGATGAACAAGCCATTCCAGAACTCTTCACCAACAATCAACTCATACTTGAGGAACAGTTGGAGAACAAACTTTACAGCGTGTAGTTGAGCAGGTGTTAGATCAAACAGAAGTTGCATTCTGTCTAGTTCAACTTTCATTTCTGTGTTAGTCCAGAACTGTTTGTCAAACTGTTTATCAGCAAATTCAAAGAACTGTGGGTAGACAGTAGCATAACTATCCGTCTGTGTCATGATGCGTGTCTTAGCATCAAAGTCGAACGGTAGCCCCATTGCTACCGCTTCTAGTTGCTCAGTGGACATTAGTATTCCTTAATCGTCTGTAGGAGTTAGTGTACCCTGATAACTCATAATACGTAGAGTATGTCTCAGGCTCTTGTCTTTAGTTGCTTCAATTTGAGCCTCCAAACTTGCACACCCAGTTGCCAACCAAGCAGCATCAGTGCGTTCAAATCCTTCAACTCTGATTCCGTAGTATTCGATCTTGTTAATTGTTCGATGATTACAAGCTACAAGTTCATAGCCAAGCTTCACATCAAAACCATTTGTAAACAGAATACTCTCAAAGATTTTCTTGTTGTCAATCTCTACTGCTTCTTTAAATCCATCGACCATTTCAAGATCGTAGAAACTCAGTGCATAATCGGCCATTACTTCACCTCATATTTCATGCAAACGTTATTCGGGATAAGCTGGCGATGTTGAATCCAGCCTACAAGGTTGCCAGACCAGAAGTTACCATCACGATCTTTATGCGTGACACCTTTGTTTCTGAAGTCAGGTTTGTTTCTCATTGGTGTCGCTTGGTGTTCAAACGGACTGGCATGCACTGGCTCACTCTCCACCAGTCTCTGGTAAATCATCTGAGCCTTTTCCAATCCATCATCCAGCTTACGGTAGCTCACTTGAGCACAGCAGCTAGCAGAGATTGCTAGGGCTTCTTGCAGCGTATACTCTTCAAACTTCCACAGTCCGTCAGGGTAATCACCTTGAGGTTCAGAGCCGTAGCGTAGTTTGCCTTCACTGTCACGGAACGAGAACACATATGGAACGTGCCACTCACCAGCTTTCAACTTCATTGGCCTACTTGCTTGTAGAGCTTCCCACATCAGACGTGCTAGTTCACGGATTTCTGGTTGTGCATCTTTATGGTTACGCAGCCAGAAGAAGTTGTCAAGACAGGTTGCTGTCATTACAGTCTTCATTGTCTGGAACGGCTCAAGCAAACGATTTACGATCTGTTTGTGAGCGCCAACAAGGAACATTGCCAGAGCGCTTTCAGCAGCGTCATTGGCAGCTTCGTCCCACAGACGCATGGCATAGGCCATAGATTCGTCGTCAAGCTCAGAGTTGGCTTGCATACCCGGCTCGTTAGCTCCCCAGTGAATAGGAGAAGCAGCGCCTTTACGGATAGCATCAATAAGTGTTTGTGTTGGAATTGCCCGAGAGGACGCAGCATTACGGGAGAACAGACGGTGCGTCATGAACTCTCCATGAATGAAGCGTGGATATTCTAGTTCCCATGAGACGATGTGTTGACCGCTGGGCGCTATACTATGGGCGATGATCTTTACTGTGATTTGTAGTTTACTATGTTTCATATAGCCTCCTTCAGAATGCAAAAAGGAAGCCTTTTGAGGGGCTTCCCTTTTCTTGGGTAAGTGTGTCTAAGGGTGATATTATCCCATTAAACACATGTCCTTGTCAAGCGTTTCTTAGCAGCAATTGATCCGTATCTTTGCTTGCCGTTGGTCGGTCATCAATCAGTACCCCTTGAGCCTGAGCATCAATGATGATAGCAAGAGAAGCCATAGCATGACCGAGATTGTGCACGGTACTGTCAGATGCATCCTCTTGTCCCTCCTGCCACTGAGCGATATGCCTCAGTGCTGCGTCAATATAGACAGATGCTTTGACGTTTGTATCACGCCAGTTGCACACTCCATATTTAACAGCGCCATTCTCTAAAGCTCGGTTGACTTCGATGTTGGCTGCGAGCGGCAAGTAGCGTAGAGAGTATTTCTTGCTGGCAGCCCCGACCTTTGGGTTTCCAATCTCCGATGCATCTACCCCGCCGCTCACACGCTCTTCGTGGATAGCGATTTCGCCTTCCTCAAAGAACTCCCAAGCGTTTCCTTGGTAGTAGAATGCTACGCTATCAGTATCATCCCCGTTGCTCTTATAACGCCTTACAGGGTGCCCAGCAGGGAAGTGTTGACCACCAACTTCAACATCACAGGCGAAGTGGCAGATAGTGTTATCTGGTAGATCGATTAGTTCAACTGCATCAAGAATCCTCATTCAAATGCTCCACGGTTGCATACAGCGGTTCATCCAATCCAAGAGCGTCTTCCAAGATCGCCTTGAACGTTGTAATTTTTACCAGAAGGATCATCAATTGTTCCTCAGTATCCCCATGCTCATCCATCAGTTTCTGACCGAATGCGTGAAGTTCTGTAGGATCAAGCAAGTCCATTGCGTTGATCTTATTGCCCATTGACGTGCCCCTGAATGGCATCAAAGATCACCTTTAGGACAGGCAACACTTCTGGAATTTCATGGTCTTCAGGGAAGGCTTCTTCGCATAGGTTTAGAATGTCGAAGGCCAGCGATGCTTGTTTGGTAGATAGTGCAACTTGTTGCTCCATTAGTTTCTCCTTTATCGTCTTATTGGGGTAACACAAGTGTAACCACCGAAGGCAGGCTTCATCAGAACTCCACCTTTACGATCACAATCTTGGTTTGCGATAACCATGCCCACAAAGAACAAAGCCACCAGACCGATGAAAGCGGTTGTGATTGCAGCTTCGATCCATTCTTCAAAGTCGTTCATGTCTTACCCTCTTAGTAAATGTGGGGCCATCTTATGACAGCCCCGTCTTTATGTCAAGCTGTTTTGTAACGTTTTGTCATGTAGTCTAGCGAGACTGGGCAAGGCAGGCCAAAACCATCCTCAACCTCGTTCAGCACCATGATGCCACGGAAGTGCGAGTTACCTTGGTAGCCCTTGTACGCCTCGTCATGAGGGTAGCAGGCACCGTTGATGATACCAATGCGGTACTTGCCATCAAGCTGGTTGTCAGCGATTGCAATGTCCAGCACTTGCTTGTGCCCTACGACAAACGATCCACCTACAGCCTTCAACTGTCCAGCAGCATTACCAGCACGTGGTCTGCCGTTCATCGGGTTCATCAGGTAGTGCACATAATGGATACCATCGATTGCGATAGGCTTCAGAAATGGAACCACCTCCCAACCAAATTGCTCCAGATTAAGTGTAGCTGTACCGACAAAACCGTCAAGCTCTGGATTGTCGTTTGCCATCCGATTGAAGCGTTCTTCGTGATTACCTTCACAGAATACCATGCGAGGGTTGTACACTTTCTTCTTGTTGGCTCGCTGTTGCTCTTGCAGGCGTTTAATTGGATCAGTAAGGAGTCGCATGCCTTCCAAACCTGCTTCGATATCCAAGACAAGACGACGACCCTCCATAGATTTCTTGCCCTTATCGTAAGAGCTTAGCGACTCAAAGTCAAAGTGATCACCAATGTGAACAATCACATCTGGCTTCTTATCAGCGATGTACTGACCAACGTAGGACAGATACTCCAGCGACTCACTTGGCTTACATTGTGTGTCAGCGATAATTAGGTGTTTCATGATACCTCCTTTGGTGCCCATAACTTGGCAAATTTTAATACGTTTGGTACTTGATCGCTCTCAACAGGGAGAACAACCAAGCAACTACCCTTACCATCACAGATGGTATTCTCATGACCTTCCCAGTGATTCAGGGTTGTCTTGATCTTGTCGTACTCTTTGCGGCTAACACGAAGAGTAACTTTACGGAAAGAGTTGTGGAACCAATCTCCGTAGTCGTTATCAGTCTTGAAGACAGTGTGTGCATTCAAGATACTGTGTGCTACTAGAGTTGGCACCATGTAATCAGGTGCCTCGTCCAGAACAGCGATGTACATTTTCTTCATTTTCTGTCTCCATTCCATTTAGCTACGGCAGTCTTGTCTCCAATCTCAGATACAGAATGTCTGCAACTTCCACATGAAATGGTCGTGACACACATATCAGTGAACGGACTCTTCACAGCTTTCCCGCCGCAGACCTTACATGGTTGTAGATTCATTTCCCCTCCTTCAACATTCTCAATACTTGAGCTTTACGCTCTGGAACTGTTCGTGCAGGAGTTTCACCTCTTGCAGTGATCCACGCCTTAACCACATCTGCTTTACCTTTGCAGATGGCAATTGCTTGTTTAGCAATTGCAGCGTCTTCATGGGACATATCAAAACGCTCAGAGTGTGTCTTGATTTTGTGGCAAGGCTTACACAATAGTGCAAGGTCTTCCATTCTGACAAAGACAATCCCCTCAACAAACGACTGAACATCAGTCACCTTCTTGAGGGAATACTCACCAGTCTTGTGGTCCACTTCCATATTCTTGAGGACGTGTTCCTTCTTGCAAATCTCGCACACTCCACCCCAAACTTTAGGACGTCCTTTGCGTAGTTTTGCATTAGGATTGGCTATCATGACACGTGCTTGCTTGATAAACTCAAGCTTGACAGGGTTTTTAGCCCAAAGGTAGCGACGAATGCCGCCCCTCATCCAAGCCAGAAATGCAGCCTCAGTCTTCCAGAACTGCGGGTATTCGACCCAAGGCTTGTAATCCATCAGATGATACCGAGCTTGTCAAGCAGAGCACGAACATCAATCCGATCATCTTCCCAACGACGCATGTGAGCACAGTCGAAGTACATCTGAGCAATCTCAATTGCATCCTTCTTCTGCAAGATGCCAGCGTGGTCCATGTAAACCACCGGCTCAGGATACCAACTCTTGTACTGATTGTAAAGGGCTGTCAATGCTTCTTTGTCGTTTGTAGCGTCTTTCAAGATGTTGTATGCTGCCACTTCGCCAAAGGTAACACTCTTTCCATCTTTGTCCATCTGAATTTTGTACAGATCGGACGGATGGTAGCAGTCAACCTTGTCTCCGTATAGCGCTTGGAAGTAGAGCCACTTGCGACCAGTGCCTTTGATACCCTTGCCGTCTTTGTGTAGCTCACCAAAACCTTGAATGAACACAGGCTTGGTCATCTTAGCAGGGTTGAAAAGCCATCCAGAGCACGCTAGAGCGTCTTTATCCTCAGTCACTTGAATGATACGGGTTTCACTCTTAAACCCTTCATACGCTCTCATGGACTGTTTGTCGTCCACTTCCATACCATTGATCACACCAGCAGCAAGCTCGCTGATCATGTAAGAACGTAGCTCTTTCAGTTGGACAGGTCTAAGCGTGTCTTCACGCTTGCCTTTGTACGCACCACCCAATGTGGCCGTTCCTGCCCACTTGCCGACAGTGACAGTGTGAGACATAGGCAACGGAATTTTATCACGGAAGTTATCAGTGCCGCCAATATAAATTTCATTCTTCTTCACTCCCAATCGTGCGGAATATCCCTTGAGCATTTCACGAATCAAGCTCTTTCCGTAGCTTGAGTGACGTGGCTCTTGAACATCAGTGATGGTGTACATATCTTCTGTGTGGCTTGTTCCCTTTAGGAACTCACGGAACGCTGTGCGGTTAGCCCAGTGCTCTCTTACACCCTTCTCGATATGTTGTGTGGTAATGGATCGTTCTTCGTTTGCAGCAGCAGCCTTGTAAGCAATACTATCAGCGTCAAAAACTAGTGTGTCCTCTTTCATGTATTTCCTCCAATGCAAAATGGCCCCGAAGGGCCATGATGGTCTATCTGCTAAATTAGCTGGTGCGGTAGTTGGTTACAGCAGCAGACGATTCCAAGTAGGCGAAGTTCATGCCCTTGGCGTCAGCAGTGAAGCCACGTGTTGCACTGGCACAGAGGCCCATGCTTGCACCTACGGACACTTCGTCCATGTTTGCAGCAAGGAACACAACTTGGTAGCCACGTTCTTCAGCTTGAGCGATAAGCTCTTTCACTTGAGTGCGGCTGTACTCACGACTTGCGTTTTCCTGTCCGTCAGTGAAGATGCTGATGATTGCCTTGGCTGGGTTTTCGAACAGCAGCTTGGTCAGCGCTTGGCCGATAGCGTCGTTCATTGCAGTACCACCGTCTGGACGATAGGTGTGGACGCTCAGAGGCTCTACTTCTTCCAGAGGTTTGGCATCGATAGGCAGACGCACATTGGTGGAGAAGGTATACAGACTTACATCCGCCGCCCCGCCGATTGCTTGTTGCTCTTCGATCAGACGATTGAAGCCACCGATTACATCCATTTGCAGGTGATGCATACTGCCAGATTCGTCAAGAATCACTACAATCTTTACTGCTTCGTTTGGGTTACTCAAATTTCTCTCCTTATTGATTAGTCAAAAGGCCAAGACCGGCCCACAATACATACCATCCAATTGCCACATCAACGCCCGGTACGAGAACGTCAATTACAACACATGCCCAAAAGATAAACCAGAACAAATTCATTCGTCTTCATCCTCATCTTGCCCCGGCACCCAATCTCCTGCAATATCACCGCCGTTACCAACAAGGGTAAAGTCATCAGGAACTTGCAGGGTGTCATAGTGGAAACCGTCACCGTCGACGCCAAGGTCTTCGTAGTCCATCTCGCCGCTCTCGTACTTGTCCTCAAGGTGCTGAATGTATTTCGCATTGAGGGTATATTGAGGGTAGTAGGAACCGTCGCCGCCGTTGGATACAAGAACGAATAGGGTTTTCATTGTGTTTCTCCTTTGATGTTTGGTGTGGGGCACATCCTACAGACTGTGCCCTTTGCTGTCAAGCCTTAGAACGGAACATCGTCATCGAAGTCATCGTCTTCCTTGGCAGGGGCCGAAGGAGCAATGCCAGCAGGCTTTGGAGCAGGAGCTTGCGGCTTGTCGCCGTCAGCTTTCCAGCCTTCACCGATGATAGCTTTGAGTGGGCTGTCAGTGACAACTCCATTCACTTCAGTGGTGAAGTTTACAGCTTTACGCTGGTGGTTCTTGATGCAAGCACGCGCTTCCAGAGCAGCGGTCTTATCAATTTCAGAATCCCACATTTGAACCAGAGCCAGTGTTACACCTTCTGGCAGTTCAGGATGTGGCAGACCTTCTGGCACGATACCAGCGATCTTGATTTCTTCTTTGAAGAAGCCCTTGTCGTTGAAGTGCAGACGAATCTGGAACTGTACAACTTTGCCCAGCAGTTCGTCAATACGGTTGCTTGTAAACAAACCATCCTTGTCCAGCAGACCAGAAGCGTCAGCCAGTTTGTGCAGTTGGCTGTTCTTAGCCAGTGCCCACTTAGCAGGACCCGGCTTGCCTTGGTTGTGGTTCATTTGACGCAGGTTGAATGGCTTCTGCACCAGACGGTTGAATTCCCCGTTGAGGATCAAACGTAGGGGCATTGGCTTGGATTCACCAGTGAAGAACGAACTCTTGTCAACCATGATTTGCGGGAAGTCCGCACATACGGCCACTTGTTGAACGTCTTTCTGCTTGTAGCGGAAGCACATGTTGCCTTCGAACTCTTCGAAGCGAGCGTTTTCACGGCCAGCTTTGGCGATTACAGCTTCGTTACCAGCAGGTGTGCCGTCGTACTCAGGGTAGCGTTTCAGGAAGTCAGCGTCATTCACAGGGATTGCCGCGTCGTCCAGCACTTGCATACCGAGGTCATAGATACCAGTGATGATACCCGGCAGGGAACGTTGTTTCCCGCCACCAGCAGCTTCGACCAAGTGTGCGTTGAGTGCTTTGTAATCGACTACCTTACGGTTCTCGGAGCCAGCAGTAGTTGCGTTACCAGTTGTTTGAAAAGCCATTTGTTTCTCCTATACTAGATGCCTAATTACGTAGGCGGAATGTAGGGGCATGTTAGCCCCCGCTGATTGATAGTTGATCAGACTATCGAATTTCTTTCGTAGCAGAGTAAGCAAAGATGGCAGCGCCTTTTGCTTTCCCGCCGAGAGCAGCTTTAACTTCTCGGGCAGTCTCACGATCTTCGGTGTTGTACCACAACTCACCGTCTTTCATTACCACGTAGACTACCTTAGATGGTAGTGGTTTGTCAACAACTTTCGATTGCTTGACAATCTCATAGTGCTTAGCCTTCAGCCAAGTGGTTTCGCCTTCATCGTTACGGAAGAGTTCCCATTCAGGATTGAAGTCGTAAACTCTGCCAGTAGCAGTGACGATGTTACCGATGTTGAAGCTGTGGTAGTCGTTATTGCGGAAGGTTGGCCCGCCGCTAACCACTACAACCTTTGTGCCTTGTTCGATTGACATACTACTCTCCTTTCTGTTCAGTTACAAGCTCGACCTCACGGTCGGCCAGATGTTGCTTGATACCCCTTGCGTTGACATACTCGTACCCATCAACCACAAAGTTATAAGCAGCGCCAATACGAGTGATGATTTCACCGAGAGCGTACATGTGGTAACGCTCTTTGCTGATAACTTTATACGAAGACAAAATCTTTTTCCTCCAGTGCTTGTTGCATACCAGTTTCGTCCACGAAGACGAAAAAGTCGGCTAAATCAACTTTGATAAAGGTCACTTTCTGGCCCTTCTTGAAGTGGTGACAGGAATCAAAGCCTTCAGTTAAGATGATAGCTTCCTTACCTTTGATCATGCCAGCAACTCCTTGAAGCGTTCAGCTACGCGACCAAGACGAGAAGAACTCTCGTTTGCCACTTCCAGCTTCTTCTGACGGGAAGCAATCTCTGCTTCGTGTTCAGCTACGATGATGGCGATTTCAGCCTGAGCGTCTTCCAGATTCTTCTGTGCTTGAGTGAAACCAGCCAGTGCAGATTCCATCAATTGCTCAGGAGTGAGTTTGATCTCTTTCACTTTACCGAAACCGAGGAAGTCGAAAGCGCCTACAGATGGTTCGTTACGTGCAGTCATTGTATTCTCCTTTGTGTGTTTGTCTTGCTGAGGTGGTCATTGTAGTGGACTTCCGTGTCCGTGTCAACTCCTAATTAGTGAATATCTGAATATCTTTCACCGAATTGTGTTTCGCACCCGAGTTCACGTCGAAGGTTATAATCCTTGTTCACCTTCTCTACAGACGACTTGATAATCTCAGCAATCGCAATCCGATTAGCTTCGCTGTCGCCCATGCAGATGATGCACTCGTCGTGGAACGAGCCAGTGAGACGCTTAGCTTTGATGCCCCACTTTTGTACCATAGCTTCCAAGATGTTGTCAACCCACATATCGAAGAAATATGAGCCAGTGCCTTGAGCCAGTGTAGAGAATCGGTCGCTCTCTTTACGCAAACTGTAGCAGAACCCGTTCACAGGGTTGATCAGCCACTTATTACCACGTGCGTCTTTAAACACCACCTGTTCGTCTGCAATGGCCTTTACAGCCCAGTTCAGCTCCCAGTAAGCCTTGTGCAACAGTTCACCCGTCTTGAGGTCTACACCAGCCGCCTGAGCGATCTTAGCAGCACCTGCGTTGTACACGGAGGCATAGTTGGTAGTCTTACCGTTCTTACGTGCCTTCTTAACGTGTGGCTTGGCTGCCTTTGGATCAGCCTTGAAAGCGTCAAACTCTTCCTGACTAATCATCATAGCTGTGAGAGCCATCAGAATGTGCGGGTCAAAGTCTGGAGCTTGCATTGTAGCTACATACGCCGGGTCATGAGGCAACATGAAGTGGTGCTTCACACGGTCCTCAAGAGACGACATGTCAGAGCCAGCCAACACTTTCTTCACACCAGCAATCAGCGATCCACGGATGTCATAGCCGTAAGGCTTGTCAGTACCCGGAAGGTTTACCAACTCACGGTGCTTAACACGCAAGGTGTTTGTGAAGCCACCAATACGAGCCTTCAACCACTTGTCATCTTCAATAGCCTCAAGGAAGCCACGGAGCGTGTTACGGCGGTTCTCAGCAACTTTGTAGTCAGCGTACACCTTAATCGCTGGCACTTCTTCAGCAAGCTCAAGGAGGCTATGGCACAACTCTTTACCATCGTCACCACCCACAGAGATTTGAGGGATTGCACGTTCTTCTGGTCGTGACAGTTTCCAGCGCTCCCAAGCTTGGTGACTGGCCTTGCCTTGTGGCTTGCTCGCTACCCAAGCATTGAAAGCCTCTTCATCTTTCTCATACTTGAACGTCTGAGGAATCCAGCCTTTCGAGAACAGGAAGTCTTTAACCTGAGCCGGACTACCCGGATTTGGATCTTCATTCTTGTTCCACACACGATACCATTGTGTACCAGTCTCAGGATCAATACCGTCCTCTGGATTAATGATTACGAGTGGCTTGCCAGTCTCAGGGTCAACCTTACCCTCTGCAAAGTTAGCCATTGTCTCATCCCACTTTACCCAGTGGGCATTGCGATCACCATTCTTTTTGAATGGATCAGCCTTTGGCTGGCTCTTCTTCACATACTTTGGAACCTTTGGCATAACAGCAGCCAAACCTTCCCGAGCACTAAGCACAATTGCTTCAAGCTTGTCAAGAGATTTACGAACGTGTTCAACGTCCACTTCCCAGCGGGTTGTCTCTTGCAGTGCGGCACAATCCATCTTGAACATCAGGAATGTGAGGATGCTATCGACGGCATTATCAACCGAACGGCCAATCATGTCGTCAATCGGAATCCACTCATTATCTTTAATTCGGGTGCCACCTACACGGAGAATCTTCACTCCACCCTTTTTATCTTCAATCCGCTGACCATTGTCAATTAAATCTTGAGCTTTGGTGTACATGTCCTCAAGACGGCTCATATGGTCATCCCACAGAGCATGGTTAATCTTCACGTCCTCTTGGCATCGGTTTTGCATACGATCCAAGAACTCAGCCAGTGTTTCCTCTTCACCCTGTTCCCAGCTATCAATCTTAGGCTTGGCAATGCCGTAGTCTTCGAAGAAACTATCCAGACCATGCATTTTACGATCAGGCGACAAGTACCACGAAAGGGCAAGCGTGTCAATGATCATCAGCCCGGAAAGGTCTAGGCCGAGAACTTTCTCAACCATCTTCACGTCATAGCCAATACCGTTGTGCATCACAATCGGGATTTGCTTGTCAATGTGATATTGGAAAAACTTAGCTACTCGTTGGATGTAGTCTTTGTCATCACGACGAATGGTAAACTCACGGCTCCAAGTGCCGTCCATGTTCCTCAGTTTGTACGACAGAACGTGCATCTTGGTTACGGTGTCAAGCAGGCCATCAGCCTCAAGGTCAGCTACCGATGCCATACGCCAGTTTGTGATTTGCTTCATGTTGCTCTCCTTTAAACGATGAAAGGGATCATACCGAAGCATGATCCCTCTGTCAACCATCAATCGTCGTTCTTAGCTTCCTGACTTGCCCGGTACTGTTCAGCTAGCACAGGATTCCGATCAAGGAAGTCCTCAAGATCGTGGACTGTGTGTGTTGGGTTGTCGTAGTAATACTTACCAGCATTAGGGCTTGTGTTGCCCGTCCAACGACACTTGGTCATCTTCATGTTGGTAATGTTACGTTCAATCTCACACTCAGCTTCTTTGTTACGTGTGAACAACAGGTTACACGCAGCAGATTTGAATATGGCGCTGGAGCCTTGGAAGTCTTCTTCAAACAGATCAGCACCAGCCGAGTTGGCCTTGCTACCACCAGCGCTCTTACGAACGTGGTTGATCAGGATGAATGTTACATCGTGACTCTTCACCATGCCTTTCAGCCACTTCATGAATACAGCTTGTTCCTCGTTGCTCATGCCGTCCATGATATCTTGTAGTGGATCGATGATGATCACTTTGCACTCACATGCAACGATCAGGTTCATGATCTTCTCTTTGATATCCTCAATCGAGCCGTCACGCTCTTCGATCAAGTGCCAACGGTGCGAGCCATCCTCTTTGAAGAACAGTTCCTGTGCAGCGTCTGCGGCCTCTTGAGAGTCGAAGAATGCAATCTTCTCTTCGTCAGTCATCAGGTCAATCTTCTTGCCCATATGACGGGACAACATCTTGTTACCGTACTGTGCACAATCCGATTCAAGCGACAGAACACCCGGCTTGTGAGGACTGTTGAAAACCCAGTGGTAGACACATTCATCTACGTGTGTGGACTTACCAGTACCAGAAGCAGAGCCAAGGTTGACAATCACCTTCAGTGGAATACCACCGCCCATCATTGCCTGTACACGGTGCATGTAACGTGGCAATGGAATCTTTGGAACGATTGCCGCTGCTTTCATCAGCTTCATCAAAGCGCCGGAGCCTACAATACCCGAAGGCGTGTAAGGCATTGCCTTGTAGAAGTCTTGTACGAACTGAAACTCTTTACCAGCTTTCAGGTATTCGTTAGGGTCTTTCAGGCCCATTTCCATGATGTACGCCTTGCCTTTCGGCAGAGCTTTACACACCATTTCAGCAGCCTTACGGCCAGCTTCGTCACTGTCCATACAGACAATGATACGCTCGAAACGGTTGAACCACTCATACTGCAATACGATCTGCTTCTCACAGCCTGTCTCACCAATGGTAGGACTCACTACAGGAATTGGCTCATACTGCGTACCGTTCTTGGCGTTATCACGGTTGGTCTTGTCAGACAACATCTGGAATGCAGATAGTTGATCCACTTCCCCGCCGACGATCAGGCAGTATTTACCACGTGCCCGGATAAACTTGAACTGACCAAACAACTGACACTCACGTCCAGTTTCCCCGAGTGCTCCACGGAAGTCTTTTGGTAGCTCACGTCGCTTATATCCTGTCAGGACAAAGCCATGATCATTCTCAGCTTCCATTGTGCCAGGGTAATACTGAACCTTCACTTCACCAGTTTTGGTGTCAATCTCATGACGTACACCGAAGGCAGCGGTTGTGTCTTTACGAATACCACGTAGACCTTTGGAATCGGTCGTGGTGACTTCCTTCATTCTTGCATGGATCTCATCATTAAACTCAGCGCCCACTACACTATACTCCTGCTCTTCTACAACACCATTTTCCTCCAACCATTCCTCGGAAGGAATAGTGAAGCCTCCACACATGCCAAAGCAATGTGCTCCTTTGTGGCGTCCTTCGCTGTCAGTCCCATACACCATCAGGTTGTCATGCGAACGATCACCACCCTTTTCAATACACTTGGGGCATCCTACCTTACCATAATGGTACAGATCAATTCCATATCTTTCTGCAATTTCTAAACTCGTCAAGCTGCTCTTGCCTCCGTGTAAGTGTAACGATCAAGGACTGGAGTGCCCGGTGTCCCGCCGCCCGGTGGAGTGCCATCGCCATCAGGGCCATCGCTTGGCGGCTGTGGCTTCTCTGGAGGCTTAGCACGTGCCCTTGCTCCATGTAGGATGCCCGGAATCTTATCTTCCAAGCTTGGCGTCACTGGCGTTGAAAGTTCAAATCCAAAACCATCATCCGCTTGCTTCATGCCAAACTGAGTGAGTCCAGCTTGATGCGAGAAGTCCCACGCTGCATTCAACGTGGGGAATGGGATTGTGATGATGTTACCGTTCAGTGTTGGCGCTTTCATTCAATCACCTCCACTTCGTTTGGATGGAAATGCAGAGCATCCAGCGCGTCTTCAGGGTCTTGCTCGGGGTCAAGATCAATACACAGATCACCATCCGGCCACACCCTTGTGATAACGCCAGTCCAACCAATAACGTTGTCACTGGACGCTACAGAGGTCTGCTCGTACTTGTCATACACCACTTTGATACGATCACCTGCTTTCATTCGTGTTCTCCTTTCTTGTGCTTACGTTTGCGACGGTATTTGGTACGGTCGCGTTCAACCTTGGGGATGTTAACACGTCTATTCGGTCCTGCCAAGGGATTTCTGATCTTGCTGTCCAATTTAATATTCCCTGATGAATGTGTGGAACGCAGAGTCTACCACGAATTTCTGTGTATCGGTAGCATTTTCTATGTGAATCAAGTAGATAGGTCCGTGAGTGCCTTGTGCGGCTTGAACACGGATAGTGTAGGAAGCATCCCGTTGTTGCACACGCTTCTCAAGTGCATCACAGAAATTGAGGATTTGACCTTCTGTAATCATGTTATCTCCTTCTTATAGGCGTGAAAAAGCCCCACCAGCAGGCAGGGCTTAGTCATTGGTTTCCATGCTAACGACAGCTTAGGTGCATTGCCAGCGTCCGTCCCGTCATACGTCACAACATATGTCCCAAGATTTGGAGTAGCTTTCATCTTATACTGTTTGAAACTTTAAAAGGTTAATAGTTGACCTTTCAGCTTTCAGCGCTACAAGTTGAACTTTGATCGTCGTCATTGCCAAGAGTTCCCGCACAACGGCGAGAGACATCAATCATAAGCATGATTAGATTGTATTGGTTGAATACCATTCAATATATAGGCTGCCCGGATATACCCCCGAGCAATGGGTTACGAGAATTTAGGCAATTCGTCGCAGCATGGGAAAAGCATTAAACTACAAGTTCAGTCTTGGCGTTAGCCTCGGACAGAACATAGTCAACCTCAAAAATGAAGCCGTTGATGTCCTCAGACATCTTTTGTGTTACCGCTTCCAGCCCGTTAGGGTCAAGGAGTGCAGTGACGTTGGAAGCTGTGTAAGGCTTGCTGATGGCCTCCAGTTCTTCCTCGGTTGCCTTACGCTCTTTGCCGACGGCAGTGAGCAGCATGGCATCGATCTTACCCTGCATTTGAACGTTGTTACGTTCTACAGCGGTCTTCACTTGGCCGAGTTGTTGAAGCAGGACGGCTACAAGAGCGCGCTCCTTGTCGATAGAACCCTTACGTTCAATCGCTTCAGCGACAGTCATTTCCACGCCGTTGATAGTCACCTTGGTGACAGCATTGGAGCGGATGATAGCGCCCTTGACAAGGTTGCGACGAGCGATCAGGTCTGTGACCGATTGCAGGTTTGCCTTGAGTTGAGCAGCGACTGTCTGTACATCACCAGCGCCGTTAACGATCTTACCACCAACGGTTACGCTGATGAATGCTGGGGTGCGAGTGGCCTTCTCAATACGGTCGTTGAGAGCCTTCACTTCAGCCAGTGCGCGAGTTACGGAAATTGCCATTTGATATTCTCCTCTTTAATATTTGTCTTTGTCTGTATTCGGCTATTATAGCTGCACAGGTGTCAGATTGTCAAGCGCTTTTTGAAGTTCTTCTCGATCATATGTGATACCGAACAGCACAGTGGTGGCACGTGGCTTCGGCTTTGCAACAGTACGAACCTCAAAATCGAAAAACACTTCTTTGTAGTCGTGGCTTCTAAAATACTCGAATCCATTTCCATGAGTGATGAGTCCGTCACTGTCTACATACAGATACCTGCGATCTGTACAACCAACAACCTTACCATCACACCACTTACAATCTTGAGTGAACAGGTATTCCTGCACTGCTTTAGATTGTTCAGCATTGAGCACATCAATTTTGACCTGACGATATTTCATTATTGAAACCTCCGCATTGCGTTTTCAAGTTCTCGCATGAGCCCTTGCTTCTCGATCATCTGGAGAACACGTTTGGTGTGTTCAAGCTGAGTCTCATGATGCCCTTGAGACAGGGTGACGTCCAAGTCCTGCATAATGGACACCTTCTCGGAAGGTCGGAGTCTCAGGAAGCTTACTACGATTTCTCTGTTCATTTGTATTCTCCATTTCTGTATTTGAGGACCAAGTGCAATCTCATGCACTCGTATCCAATTGGAATTCCTGTAGATTTACTGTGCAATAGACTACCACGACCTTGTGCCTTAATGCAAGCTATCTTTTGGTCATCGTAGTGACTTGTTTGCACTACGAATATGCTACCAAACATTGCCGCAGCGAACAAGGATAACCCAATTGCGAATTTCATGTCAATGCCCGTAGTTGCATCCAATCAAGAACTCTTCCCCGTCAATCACCACAACGGTGTCGAAGGAGCCGCAGCAACCAAAGGAGATTGCTTCGTCGTAGGCCAAACGCTGGAAGGCATCATCGCGTTTGGCGACACGCCAGTTATCAGCGTACTCCAGATCGTGTGCATCAATCTGGTAGCGAAGTTCAGCAACAGCTTTTGGATAACGCTTGAGTTGTTCTTGCATGTTGTCAAACATATTCATTCTCCCCACCAGTGATGATCACTTTGTCAGTCATTTCATTACTCCCACAATTTTGAAGTCTTCACCAGCAGCCATAGCTTTGGCTCTGTCGATGAGTGTCAGGAAATGATACCCGTTTTTCCTACTCCATGCAAGCACTGGTTCATCATTCAGACTCTTACGCAAGGTGTATTCTTCAAAATCAGATAGGTTGTACATTCATTGCCCCTTCGCCCACTGGACGGCTAGTTTGATTACGTTCCCATGACAGGGATTTGGCTCACAGTAGCAGGCAAGTCGTTTTCCGTCAAGCTCTTTCAGCATTTCTATGGTGATAAATCCATCAGAGATTTGCGACCACAAATACTTCCGGTATTCCATGATTGCCTGATGAACGGTAGACACTCTGTATTGTGCCCGAGTACCATCCTTATGGCTGTATGGGTTTCCCCACTTGCTTCCCCTTCCTATGTATACAATGTCAGGGTCATCCATGTTCACTTTGTACTTATTAACCACTTGGCACATACATTGCTCCTATCCAAAATCAGTTTCGTATTGTCGAGATAAACCAATCCCAAGGCTTGCCATACAGACCAACGTCTGCCTCGACATGCCTACAGGTTTATCTCATTAGCTATCCAAAATTCAGATCGCAAGTCGGCAGCATGGGCTGCTATAGATTGTGGTCCTTCCTCTGTGTTAGAGTCCGCCGTTCTGTTCCCACATTCAACCTCAGTTGCCCCTAACGGCTTACCTCTTCATAGGGCGTGTTCCCGCAGGACGGTGAGTGAACCCTTTCGGGTGACATGTCTCTCTGCGATTTGCCTATAGTAGCATGGAAAGCCGTTCTGTCAATAGGTGAAGAATTTTGAAAATTGTTGTTGACACGATTCCGAATTGCTGTAGACTGAGCGCCATCAAACACAACAAAGGAGATTCAAAATGTCGAAAACTACTATCGCTTCTGCTGTACTCGCTGGTTTCTCTCTGGCCGAACGTCTGCAAGAGTTGGGTGTACAAGATCAGAAGCTGTCTGACCTGATCGGTGAACTGGCTAGCTCCCTCGGCGCTGTCATGGATTCTGTAGAGAAGGTTGACACTGCTGTTGGTATCGTTGGTCGTGCTGCACAGAACGATGACCTGCTGACTGTAGTCGAAGGCTGTGCTGTTATCAAGGGCGTGACCTCTGATCTGGTGTCTGACCAAGACAAGATCATGCAAGCGATGCTGTCTGAAGAAGACCTCGCCATCATGCAACTGCTCCAGATTCTGCAAGCTGGGGGTATCCGTTAATGGAGGCCACCCCACTGCTGCCTAGTGCAAACCTGAAGGTGCTATACGACCGTGCTGTTGCTGGTCTTGAAGAACTGATAGACATGGGCGCTAGCCAAGAGATTATCGACGCTGCAATGCAGCCTATCGAAGCTCTGGCGATCACCTGCGGTATGCTCCTTGCTGTACAGGAATGCTACCCAATGCTGCTGACTGAACTGGACGCTTGGAGTAATCCAAAGGCTCTCCGCTTCGGTGACATGCTGAACACTGTCGTCGTAGAGTAACAAATGGCCCCCAGCAATGGGGGCTTTATTACGCCAAAATTTAAGGAGAATTATATGACTGAACGCTCTCTCGCCCGAGTCGTAAAGATTGATGAACTGGTCGCCATTGAAGGCGCTGATCGTATCGAACTGGCTATCGTTGGTGGCTGGCAGGTTGTTGTCCAGAAGGGATTGTATGTTGTTGGTAGTAAGGCCATCTACTTCGAAGTGGACTCGCTTCTGAATACTGAGAAGCCATGCTTCAATTCGCTGGCAACTCTGTCGAGCAAATTGCTGCACAATATCGATGGTGTGACATATGCTCGCATCAAAACCATGAAGCTGCGTAAGCAACTCTCGCAAGGCTTCTGTGTGCCACTGAGCGAGGCTGGTGTTGGTGCTGACACTCCTGTTGACACTGACGTCACTAAACTGCTTGGTGTTCTCAAGTACGAGAAGACCGAAGAAAAGGAAATGAACAACAGTGGCGGAACTGGCGTCAAGTCTGGTACTACTGCTTTGGGCTTTCCTAAGTTCGTACCAAAGACTGACCAAACCCGAGTGCAGAACATCACTCACATGTACAACAAAGCTGTCGAGCAAGGAGAAGAATTTGAAGAATCTTTTAAGTTGGACGGAAGCTCTCTTACTGCGTTTGTTCATGACGGCGTGGCTGGGGTCGCTTCTCGTAACGTCGGTTTTCGGGTTGAAGCCGAAACACGCACTCTCTTTGCTACTGTCCGTCGTTTCCTTAGCCATTGTCGCACTCGCGGTATTCTTAATGCAAGGTGGGAACGTGTAATTCCTGCTGACGACAATCAGTTCACTCAGATTGTTGCTGAGCAGGGTTTGATCGAAGCTATCCGTCGTGATGGTCGTAACCTTGCGATTCAAGGTGAGCTTGTAGGCCCAAGCATTCAGAAGAACTTTGAAGGGGTAGACAAGAACACTTTCTACTGCTACGATGTGTTCCTGATCGATGAGCAACGTTACATGCTGCCTGCTGAGCGTGTACAGTTCTGCCTTGACCAGCGTGTATTGCACGTCCCAATCAACTACACTGGCCCACTGAAAGCCGCTACTGTAGCTGACGCAATCGTTCGTGCTGATGGTCCGTCTGGTCTGAATGGCAAATACCGTGAAGGCTTTGTGTACAAATCAACAACCCGAGATTTCTCGTTCAAGGTGATCTCTAATGCATACTTGCTGAAGGAAGAGTGAAATGGTACAAGTCGTACAAGCTGCCCCTGCTAAGCGCATCACTTGCTATCACTGTGCTAGCGTGCTTGAGTATAACTATGCTGACATTACTGAAGAGTATGTTCGTGATTGGGATGGTGGCGGTGATACATACTATCGTATCACTTGTCCAGTCTGTCAACTGAAGAACAACGTACCCCTGTGGAGGAAATGATGGATATTCTTGGATTAGTTTGTCATGTGTGCCGTGCTGGTAAGTTTGTAACTCTGTCTGAGACATGGCCTAACAGAGTAATCTGTGCCAACTGTCAGCGAGTGTTCGACAGGTATCAATAAACGACAGACATAAAGAAGCCCGCCCCGTTATTCACGGGAGCGGGCCATTTTTGCTCGTTCTCTGATGTCATCAATATCACGTTTATTCCTTTGAACGTCGTCACGTAGCAAGTCATTTTGCTTACTCACAATAAATTGCAGTGAGTTTATCTGTTCCTGAAGTCGATTTACCTTGATTTCATACTTCCTATCCACTTCCGATAGCTCTCGTTTATATTCTTGTTGAGCTACATCTAGTGCCAATCGACCCGTTTTATTATTATCAGTCGGGAGAGCCAATAGACACACACAGACAAGGAGTGTGAGCACCAGACCGCCAGCAAGTAGAGCCACTAACCAGTCAAGTTTCCTTGTCATTATCTATCTTCTCTTATCTTTTATGATTGTTGTTGTTGCGAATCTCTTCCATCAACTTTTCAAGATATGTGTTCATCAATCTAACTTCATTTCGAACACCATCAATCTGTTTGGCTGTCGAGTCATTGATTCGTAGTTCTGTGTCTTTCAACTTGGATTCAGATACAGAGTCACGTTGTAGAACGTAAACTCTCTGTTCCAAAGTGTCTTGGTTACTCTTTAGATCGGAGTAGGCTGCACCTGTAACGCCCATCACGATCATTAGCAGTGCCCCAGCAATGTACCCTAGTACACTTTTAACTGCGGAATTCAAATCACTGCTTACTGCTGTTGCTGTCGCCATTATAAAGTTCCTGTTGTTTGAGTACCCATTGTTGGATACCTTCGATTCGGTTGTTACACTTCCATACTTCGTATGTGTTGACTACATAACCATGAGCCAAGGCACGAACCGAGTCTTCCTTCACTCGTTCAGGGACGCACACCACAAGCAACTCACTTGGAGGTGCAAGCACTATCGTCTTTGTTACCACTACAGTACGCTCCGTCGAGCAAGCGCATAAGCTCAGGGCTAAGACGATCGTTATCAACGTATTTCTTAGGAGCCTCTGTAGTCGTTTGTGGAGCTTCATATACATTCTCCTGTGTCATCGGGTAGGCCACGTTCACCAAAGCTTCCAGAATGGCTGTGCGGCTCTCAGAGAGCTTGTCATTCTCCTTCTGGACACCTGCTGTGACCTCCGTTGTCACTTTACAGCTTTCCTTAGCCAGCAGTTCTTTGGCGACAGCCTCTTTGTTCTTGTCAAGCAACATCACATTCTCTGCCTGTACACTCGCCAGTTGTCCTGTCAAATGGTACGAATACCATCCGAAGAATCCAGTGAGCATAATCAGCACAGAGAATACAACTGCTTTAAGACTGAGGGTTGGCATCATCTGTCTCTTCCTCTACTGGAGCACTAATCATAAATGTCAGTGCAGCACGTGCAAGCATAATGACTGTCGCGATACCTGCGTAACTACCAGCAGGAAGGAATGGTTGCCACAAAGGCATCAAAGGCTCCGCAGCAACAAAGATAGCAGCCAGTATACCCAAAGTCCATTTCGTCTTATTAAGATGTTTGGCCATTGTATGCTGCCTCTAGTTTAATGTCGTATTTGTTCTTGGCATAGTCAGGTCCATTATAGAGTCTTGCAAACTTCGCCCAGTCTTTAGCCTTCAATGCATTTAGCATTGCTGGGTTGATCTGGAGAAACTTAACAAATGTACTCAGTTGCTTTCCCTCGCTTGCGTATTGATCGTTGATGAAAGCTTGGATACTTGCGTATCCCAAACTCTTCCAGTGGAATCCCATGATCTGGAACAATCCCCAAGATGCACTCTGTAGTGCACATTCTCTGTCAATAGCAACAGCCTGAGCTAGGCGTGTATGTTCCGCTTGTCCACCCTTGTAGCCTCCGGCTGTAGGGTTGCAAACTTCGTTAATAGTTGGTGTGATACCCTTCTTCACCAGTAGTTTGTACATCCAATGTCTTTCAAAGAGAATTACTGGCTCACCAGAAGGAAGAAAGCCGCTTCCACGGCTCTCCACTTTAGTGACAGCCTTGACACAATTCACTTCGACTCCAAGAGCCTTAGCAGCGATGCTATAGTCAATATCTGTCAGCATGTTTATTATCCTGTGTAAACTACAGCAAACCAAGTGTATTGGCGAGCCGGACCACTGTTGTAGTTGTTGCTTACACGGAAGGCTGTAGAAGACCAGTCGTCCGTAATGAAGCAAGGACCAACACCACTTGCGTAAACACCAATACCTGTAACTTGCACAGTCATGATTGTTCCTGCAATGTGCAACCCTTGGTACACGGCGTTATCATCACCAAGAGCAGGACCGATACCCCATTGGAATGTGATACCACCCGGATGCTTAGTGTAACCACCACCAGATGCAGCATAGGTTGTGAAGTCTAGATCACCACCAACACCGTACACGTTACGTGTGGACAAGTTACCAAGTCCCAAGTTGTTACGTGCGGCTTGTGGGTTAGGTAGATCACCCAAGTTGCTTGTACGGATTAGCCATGTGTTAGATGGGTACAGGCCAGAGTCAGATAGACCAAGGTTGAAGCGTGCTGTAGCAGCGTTTGTGATACCTGCCAAGTTATCAAACTTGAACATAACTTGAGAAGGATCTTGTGTAGCCATCCCTGTCAAGCCAAGGTTAGCACGTGCAGCAGGTTTGTTTGGAAGGTCAGAGAGGTTGTTACCAACTTGTGCAAACGTCGTAGCTGGGGTAACGGCTGTGGATGTTAGGCCAAGGTTGTTACGGGCTGTTGTGGCGTTTGTAAGGTCAGACAGGTTGTTTGCTGGCTGAAGGAATGCACCGACGTTAGCTGTTGCAGCAGTACCAAGTCCAAGGTTTGTACGAGCCGTAGCTACGTTTGTCAAACCGGATAGGTTGCCGCTCTTCTTCAAGTAGACAGTAGCTGCCTTCAAAGGAGTGATTGCTGTCAGGTCATCAGTACCAGTTTCTGTCAGTCCGTTGGTTGCAAGTTTAACAACACCAAGGGCACCTTCAGTTGCTTGGGTAAGCAGTCCAGACACTTGGCTCAGACGTACAGCATGTTCTGGTTGTGTTGCCACAGCCACACTAAATACTTGTGCGTTGCTACCGTTCAATCCTGCAAAGCGAGTATCACTTTCAGATTTAGAGTAGACAGACAAGTTGGTACGAGCAGCAGCCAAGTTACCAATACCAGACAGAGTTTGGTAGTTGGTGATGTGTGCAGCCAGAGCATCACTTACAACTTGAACAGACCCATACTCTTCGAAAGCCTGTAGCCAGTATGCGTTGTTAAGAACGTTAGATGGATCTTTGTTTGTGTTCGTTGCGATACATTTGTAGATGATCCCGTTGGAACCCTGTGCATAGCTCAAGTTACCCTGATACTCTGTTACAGCGTCCCATTCTGGAATACCATGCTGACTAATGTGAGCGATGGCTTGGTCTTGACGGTTGTCTACCCAGTTTTGGTATTCATAAGGTGGTAGTTGGACTACCCACCCAATGTTATACTTCTGAGCGCCCGGATCAATCTTTGTACCACCAGCAGCCCAAATGGCGCTAAGGTTGGATGGTTTTGTAATATTAGGCATGGTATCCTCAGATTAGATTAATTAGATTTCGGCGTTTACAACAACGTTAACACCAGTACCAGTTAGGAGTTGGTTTGGCACAAGGCTAATTGTCGCACCAGATGCACTGATATACATCATCGTGCTATCACCACTTACAGTGAAACCGAAAGTACCAGAAGATTTAGTTGCATAGGCAACACCTACCGACACAAAGTTCCATTGAAGTCCAGTTGGAGCCGTACCGACGTAGTTGGCATCTGTGAAGTTGTGGTTGAAGATTGGGGTGGTTCTCATTTGAACTGGGTGAGGTCTGAATGCAAGAAGAGAGTTTGTTGTTCCAGAAACTCCCATACCGAAAGGGTTGAACGCATAGAAGTATCTCTGGCAAAGAGCAAGCTCTGCTCCAAAAGAGCGGTATTCGAACTCAGTGGCTTGAGATCCAACTTCCAACTGAAGTTCGGCTACAGAGATGTTGGCACCGTTAGTTGTACCCCATTGTGTGTGACTTCCCAGTACAAAGTAGTTACCAGCTACCCAAGAACCGTTAGTGGCTGTAGAATAGACTCCACTGTTTTGTGCACCAATCCACACCTCACATCCACGTCCGTTTGTAGCTGGCATTGCAGCACCGATAGGGATAGTTGGGACGTTCACTACAACCTTAGTTACAGTGTTTGCCAGTGCGGCGAACGAGGTAACGAAAGAGTATGTAGCACCAGCACCAATACCTGCGTCACGCATAGCTACGCAGTATGTGCCAGCTACACTAGCTTTAAACAAGAACGAGATTGTAACTTGTTGTCCAACCAAATCGTAGCAGTTATAGCCCTCAATCACTTGACTAATACCAGTCCAGTATTTGTTTGTAGATAGGTCAGCTACAGGGCTGGTTACTGTTTGAGTTACGCATGGTTTGGTTACACCACCATCAACAAGAGTACCTGCCGATTGTGTGAAGCTACCACCTGCACCTGTGTTGGCTGCGAGGTATCTATCAGGTCCAGCATGTCCAAATACGTTGTTAGCGAATGTGGCTGTAGCACGTTGTACGACTCTGCAATCACCATTGATGATGCGGTTCTTCATACCAACAGTGGAAGCGATCCCAGCATTAACAGCAGCAGCCACAGTCGTTTGGGTAAACGCTGTAGTCGCTAGCTTAGTTGTGTTGTCGTTTGTTGCTGGTGTAGCGGCACTTACAGTGCCGTCAGCGTTAAGCGTGAGTTTGTCCACACCGTTAAGTTGGATGGCTCCGTATGTACCAGAGACATCAGAGCGTAGGGAAACAGACATTCTTATGCCTCCTGTTTAGGGTAGCGAGCTTTGATTTCTACGATCTTGTCAAGCCACACTTGCTTCTTCACTTCATCTCTTTGGTATTGGAAGAAGAGTGGATCAGCTTCTAGTTTGTAAGCAGACTCGCGTTGGACGATAGCCTGAGCGTTTAGTTCTTCCACTGTTGGTGCTGTTGGGTTACGAAGATATGGCATGCCATTCTTACGCCAGTCAATCACCTTACCGGCAACTTGACCGTCCATCAACTCACGGTGCAAACCTTCTGGCAATTCAATTACATCATCAGGCATTACATCGTGAATAGCTGGGTCGTAGAAACTACGTGTTGTTTTAGACGAGTAGATCATTAATAATTCTCCTTAGTAGCCGATAGCAATATAACGGACTGTTGTGCTAGTTACGCCGTTGGTTGTGATACGCACACTGCTGTTACCTTCAGCATCCGTCCAAGCAGCACAAACTGTGGCGCTAGTTTGCGACGGGCTAGCGATAACAGTCCTGTACGCAGTAGGGAATGCAATTGGGTAGTTCACTGTGACACCTACACCACCACCACCACCGTTACCTGTTGTTGCAACAGCAGCACCCCACTGGATAATCAAACCGCTTGGGAGTTTCTGCCAGCCACTTGTGCTTGTGCTAATTTGGAATAGGGTAGAGTTTCGCAGAGAGGCGGACCCACCAGTAATTACCCAACCGTTGAAGCTACATACTTCAACTGTATCACCCGGCGTAAGGATGATTGGACTAGTTGTGTTCGAAGGGTTGTTCAAAAACTGATCACCAACTTGAACAGCGATGTTCATATTCGCAGTGCCCAAGTTGATGAAGCAAATCTTGGTAGTTGCACCAATCGTGGCAGTCAGTGGAAGAGTCTGAGTAACTGTACTGCTACCGTAAATCTCAATGACTGTACCAGAGTGTGCCGCTGTCAGTGTGTTGTTGGTATTGGTTACAATTCCTTGACGGTAGTTACCAAGTCCTCTCTGTACAAAACTGGTTGTAGCCAGAGCGTTTGTGTCGTTGAACTGTGGTGGAACGACGTTAGCGTACATATATCCGGCGTTGTCAACAGTCATAATATCTTGTGTGGTAGCCCCCGGATTACCACGGGCAAGTTTCATACTACCATCAAGAGCTTCTGCTGTCAATGTAAAGTTTTGTGTAGGTGTTGCAGAGATACCAATGTGGTGTCTTGCAGCTTTAACTGTACTCATTTAATTCTCCTCATTTGCCGATGGCAATCCAAGAACCACCCTGACTACCACCAGAGTATGTGTTTTGGATTTGGTATTGTGTTGCACTCACAGGACTGGCGTTTACAGTGCCAGCACCAGTAACACCGAAGTTTGCTGTTACTACATAGCATGCTGTTGTAAATTGGATTGGAAATGTGAGTGTAGATGTTGTGCTTGCTGGCACGTTGAATGTACCCCATTGGATAATAAAGCCAGATGGGATCTTTTGGTATCCAGACAGCGCCAGTTGCGAACCAAACATCGGAGAGGTTCTAAGCTCTTCACTGCCAAGTTGGGCACGCCATACAGAGCCATCACTTGTGACCAAGAATGTGCCACCATTGGAAATGGTATATGGCACAGTAACTGCTTGGTTGTTAAAAGCCAGCAGGTTGCCACCAGTGGTTGTAATAGTGCTGGCTCCAAGGTTTGTTGTGATCAACACAGAAGTACCTTGGGGTACGCTAGACGCCAGTGGAAGTGTAACAGCGGCACCAATCTGGAGTTCAAGACGCTTCCCCCAGTGAGAAGGCCCAAGTGTAATAGGGCCACTAGAAATTGGGGTAGAGCCACGGATGTTACCAAGGGCTTGTTGAACAAAAGCTGTGGAAGCTAGTGCAGAAGTTACATCGAACTGAGCAGGATCAGCAAGAAGTGTAGTACCAGTTGGCAGTACAAGTGGGCCTGTACCCGGAATTGTAAGACTCATAATTTATTCCTTATACTACAGTCCAGACAGAACCATCAGAGATAGTCACTGTTGCACCGTTAGCTACTGTGATTGGGCCAGCCGTCATTGCGTTCTGTCCCGCCGAAATTGTATAGCTGTTGTTGATTGTCTGGTCGTTCAAGTAGAACGCAGCATCGTTACCACCACCAGTTGCACCACCAAGAGAACCCCATGTACTTCCGTTGTTGATTTCAGCACGTCCAATGTCAGTGTTGAAACGGAACTTACCAGCACCGTTCGAAGAACGTTGGGCAGTTGTACCAGATGGAATCAAAGCAGAACCTGTAGCAGAGTCTTTATCGACAACAGACAGAGTGATGTTCGCTGTACCGTTGAAAGACACACCTTGGATTGTACGAGCTGTTTGCAGAGCAGTCGCTGTAGCAGCGTTGATACCAGTCAAGTTTGTTGGCAGACGAGCCAGAGCGACAGTACCTGTTGTCAGGTTAGTGGCGTTGATTGTGTCAAGAGTTGTTCGTACAGCCAAGGCATCAGCATCGTCCAAGATGGTACGTGCAAAGGCCGTGAAAGGCGTTGTAGTGGTTGTATCAACACCAGTCCAGTAAGACAATGTGTTGTTAGCTGTCACTGTAGCTGCAAGGGCTGTCAGCGTTGCATCAAGAGGTTGCTTGGTAGCATCACCGGCTGCGATAGCTGCATCAACTTCTGCCTTGCTATACGTGTCCAGAGTTGTACGCCATGTTGCAGCGTCAGCATCATCAAGCAGTGTACGAGAGAAAGCAGATAGAGTTGTGACACCCATAACTGTTGTGCTTGTGAAGTATGGCAGGGCGTTAGCAGCAGCAGTTACGCCAGACAAGGCTGTCAAGTTTGCATGAGAAGCTTGAGCACCTAGAGTTGTACGGGCGTTTGTGTTTGTTGTGTCATCGAGCAGTGTACGTGCAAACGATGTAACTGTCATCAGAGCAGCAGTGCCAGTACCTGTGAAGTATGGAGCACGGTCAGCAGCAGGAGTCAAAGCTCCGATTGCAGCGTTGGCTACGGTGTAATCTGTGAAAGCTCTCACCCAGCTTGTTAGGGCCACTGGATCGCTGTTAATGCTAGTTGCTGTGGCTTTATAGACAATACCGTTACGTTGTACGTAGCTCTTGTTGATCTGGTATTCAGTGAACTGATCCCACTCTGGAATACCCTTCTGCAAGATGTAAGCAATGTTTTGGTCTTGACGGTTTTCAAACCAGTTCCACCATTGACGTGGAACAACTTCAACACCCCAACCAGCAGCGATCTTAGCGGCATCAGGTGCAATCTTGTCACCAGAGGACGCCCATACATCCGTCATGTCCACTTTTAGAAAATCTGTCATGTTTGTTCCTTTATGTAATTAGGTTAGATACGATTCCGCCAGTGGACGGATCATTAAGTTCACCCGGTCCCATAGCTCCGGGGAAACCTTCTGTGGCGAAAACCCTGCCAGATTGGAACTCAGAATATACATAGCTGACACCAATTGGTTTTGGGAGTAGTGTTCCTGCACCACCAAGATCGAATAGCAATCCACGCTCTACGTTGTTCAGGATCTTACCGATACCGATACGCACCTCAGCGGGAGCCAACTCTTCAATGGTTACAGTACCAGCACCGAATAGAAACTTGTAAGCTTCGATAATGTCTTCAGGTCTGGCGAGTGTTCTGTTCTTGATGATCTTCGCTTTAAGGATCAGTCTGTACTCATCATCAGATGGTTCACGACTAATACCAACTGGAGCGTTCAAGCTGTACCATTGTCCACCAACTGTAGGGTCAGTAGTAGAACCAAAGGTTTCAGCTTGAGCAGCACCTTCGAAACCGAAGTAGTAGAACAGATCAGAAGTTACAAGGCCACGTGGTCGTCCCACAATCTCACCAATAACGTCTAGCTGTGCACCAACCGCAGAATCAATGGAGCGAAGTTGCATTGTATCTTGGATAGTGTTTTGCAGTTCGATCTTACCAGACAGCAAGAGTTGCAAGTATTTATCGTAGACTGGCTTCTGTTTGAATTGTTCAGTGACACGCGAACGTGCCACATCAAGGAACTCTTCACTAACAAAGGGATTGAGTTCGGACACTATGTCCTCCTATTAAACGATGTTGATAATAATGTTATCAGAAGAAATGGAAGCAACCTCGTCAAAGTCGATAGCTAGGTTAGCCGTACCAACTGGAGAAGGAGAGAATCCAATAGTCAAAGAGTTCACAGTGAAACCGGGAACAGCGTTGATTGGAGTGTAGAGACGAGAGTAGATCACATCAGAGCTAATGAACAGATTGCTGTGCGAGAAGTTAACCAAGTTTTGTTTGATCTGTGCAGCAGCATCACCCGGCATAAAGCCAAGGTCAGTGATGGACATTGTAACGTAGACTGGTTTTTCGGTAGGCTGTTCATACGAAATGTTGTGTAGGATATCTTGGCTGTCTGTAATCTGCACAGTAGTGTTCCCAACAGATGGAATGCCTGTTGGCTTGTTATCCCAAATAGCTTGTGCAACGTCAGATGGCAGGCCACCCAATACGATTGGCAAGAAGCTGTGAGCAGGAACACCTAGAATGTTAGTTGCGTTCGTATCGTTCTCATATACAACAACGTCCACCACTCCAGCAACGTTACGTAGGGCATCAACGATACCTTCGATAATGTTTTGGGATTGGAAGAATTTGGAGTTACGGAAGCGTTCACGAAGCTCTTCGTCAGTCTCAGTGAGACGGCCTGTGGTAGCAGCTACAGGGTTAGAGATAGAATCCCAACCCGGAATAGGTACAGAGATTGTATCGATGGCTAGAGCTTCTTGTGGGAAAGGTCCAACAATGTCGTCGACAGCAACAGCCAGTTTTCTAACCTTCTGAACGTTTAGGTTGACGCTCACTGTGAAGGTGGCGACCTGAAATGGGTCGGTCCTAGTAATATATAGTCTACCACTAGATTGGTAAGTTGTAAAGGTGCTAGAGAACAATTCTTCAACTTTCGCTTGCAATCCGTTCAGAATTGTAGTGGCTGTTGTGCCAGAACCCGGAGTTGTGTAGATCGCATCAAGGAAGTTTACACCATCAGTGCTGTAGCTGAATCTGTAAGCTGTGCTGTTGGCAATTGTGTTTGGATATACACCAATACCAGAAGCGTTAGCCAAGTTCAGGATCACAGGGTTTGCAATACTGAATACTCGTTGTGTTGTGCTGGAGTAAGCCTTACCTTGTGGAGAGCTTACAGTTGTGTTGAAGTCACCTTCTAGAATTACCTGAGCACGTGTAGGACTTGCAGGAAGGCGTGTGATGCCGCTCAAGGCAACGATGTTGTCTAGTGCGATACCGATAGCAGTTGTTGGGTTGAAGCTGTCAAACACTTGCTGTAGGGCTTCCCATAGGGATGCTTCAGCAGGAGCGATAACACCAATCATACGACCAAGTGCACCATTATCAGAAACGTCAACAACGTCACCAGCAGGAACCAAGTCAGAGAAGATGGATGCAGCATTAAGTTTGTAGTCAGTCAGAACGTCATCCAACGTTTTGATTTCCAACCCTTGGCGAGAAAGACCGGCCATTGTTTAACCTCCGATAGAAATTGTAATTGGTAGGGATGCTGTGTTATCAGCAACACGAACAGAGAAGGTCATTGTGTATCCACGTTCCTTTGTAATCTCAGATGTGAAAGAGACAATCTCAATCACTCCCGGATCGGCAGAGATAATCCCTTGGAAGATAAGATCAACTGTTGGTTTGCTTCTCACCTTACCAAAGATTTGTTGGATGTAAGGAACACCGATTGTAGTGTTCAAGAACCACTCTCCATAGAATGTATAGAGTTTGATGCGAAGACGTTGGGCTACAACGTCTGCTTGGTGTTGTGTTACAGGGCAAGCCCCGTTTTGGAAAACGAGGTCGCCAGTTGCGTCTAGTAGCAAGTCCATAGTTATACTCCGTTGACAGGACCAGAAGTACCAGTACCAGTTTGAACACCACTGTGAGTGTGTGTATCGAACAGACGCCCGTTGAAGCGAGCTTGACCAGTCATTGTGTAGTTGCCTGTGTGGATGATGTTACCTGTCCAGTTTGTTGTGCTGGCATTGATGTTCATTGTTGGTGTGTTAATTGTGTAAGACTCTGTAGCGTTAACCACACCAGTCTTACAGTTCACAGTTACAGCAGACTCAGTGTTGATGATCAAATCACCATTCTGTTTCAGCAGGATATTCACCTCAGTGCCAGAAGCAATGTTGTGTGCGATACACAAGTCTCTGTTACTCTCATGAGGATACTTACGAATCTGTGGAGTGTTAGGACTCTTTCCGAATGGGAATAGACCGGGAATAGCCACAGCGTCTTGGTCACTAAACTTTCTCATATCGTTTGCAATAGTTGGTTCACCAGAGCCAATCTTGAAGTTGTCCATAGATCGTTGGGAGAACATTACCCAAACTGTGTCACCAGCATTAATAGGGAAGCTCATCAGTGTTGTTGCACTTCCGGGAAAGATAACTGGTACACCAAGAATCTGTGTAGGCTCTTCACCAGTACCATCTTTAAGCAAGGTGTTAACCGAAGGGATAACGTCAACCTTCTGTTGTTCCATGTTCTGGTAAACGTTAACAACCTTGCAAGGGATGGCAGTGTGGATCTCAGACATGTCAATTCTAAATTGAGTTCTGATGATATCCATAATATCAATATCAATCATACCAAATCCTCCGCTTGAATTTCAGAACAGAAGCATTCTACATACCAATCATTCCCACGGAAGTCTCCAGAGAAGCGAGCAGAGTTCACACGGAAGAATCCGCTGATCCACTTAGACTCAAGCTTCACAATCTTACCGGGAACAATGTCAGTGTTTAGAAGTGCTTTGAATTGTACGCCACGTCTACGTTGTTTATCTTTCTTAGGCTTACGGCCTGTGTCAGATGTGTAGAATGGCAGGTCAATCAATCCTGTTGCAGCGTTCAACACAGGAGCAAGTTGAGTGTCTTTAGACAGCAACCCGTTCTCAGATGAAACGTTAAGTACACCAGCATTGATGTTGTATTCCAAGTTCTGTGCCTCACAGAGTTTCATAAGCATGTCACGTGGAGTTCCTTTCAATCTCCAACCAAAGATGATTGGGTTGTTCAGGTTTGTTCCAGTGTAAGCGCCTCTAGCCACTCCCGGCATCTGTGCACGAATCTCTTCAAGCACATCAGCAACTGTTTTACCCGGACTCACCATCTTGGCAAGTCTCTGGTGATTCAAATCTGTGTATCCCTCTCCGACCCTCAACTGTGTGACATAATCATTACCACTCTTCACTGTGGAAGTTTCAGTAACGTTACCAACAACAAGAGTGTGTGCACCAGAATCCTTGTAACCAACTTGGAAGTTGACCTCAAGGTAGTCACTTTCAAGCATCTTAATTTGAGAGTCGGATAGGTTGTAAATTTCGATTACAGCAGAGTTGCCATTGTTACGTTTGTTGTCTGCACTCTTGGAAACATCAAACGTGATTTGCCAAGGATTGTCAATTAGGTTGTTACCATCCCTGCGTGGGTTCTCAATGAGCAAACCGTTACCTGTCTTGTAATCTCCGATGGTCAGAGAGAAGACCCTATCCTTCTGCATAAATTACTCCTGATCGTAGACGTAGAAAAGAGTGAAGAACTCCGACATACTGTTGGACTCTTCTGTGATTTTGTTGGAGATAGTTGAGTTGATAGGAAGCAACAAGAAGAAGCCTGTCAAACCGTAATCCTCCAAATTGTAGTCAAGGCCCATTGGGTATTGAGGTACTAGAGCATAGCCCAGCAATACTGGTGTCTGATCTTCAAGTCTCAAATCCATGTGCCATTGAGAGCACCTTGTATTCCAGTAAAAGGTAAACTGCCAAGACTGCCCCTCAAGGGACAGTCCATAGCGATACTTCAAATCTGGATACAAAGGCATTTCGACATATACTTGTGCCATTATATCTCCTATTAGGACGCAGCAGAGCTAGAGTCCTGTTTACTGTATGAAGTTGGGTTGTTCTCTGGTGGCGGTTGTTTAGCAGCATCGCCAGTTGGCTTCTTCACAGTTCCAGTCTTACGACCTTTGTTAGAAGTTTTAACTGTTACTGCTACCTCTTGCAAGTCAGTGAACACAACCTGTTCGATTGTCATGTTAGGGAACAAACCCTCACCAGTAGTTTCATCTTCTCTAAAGTTCAAGTTTGTAAAGACACAAGGACCGAACGAATCAATAACAAAGTCCTCAAGCAAGTCCAACACTTGGAACTCTTCTTTGTCTTTCCACATTTGAATCAACTCACGTTGAACAGCCTTAGCTGTCTTCGTTTTGTTTTGTGGAGTGACTGTGGCTACTGGGATCGAAGCTTTTGTCCACTGTGCAACAACCTCTGGAAGAATCTTGTTGATGCTGGACTGGTCACTGATCTTTACTGGCTTTACAACCGCAGAGTTGTTTGTGTATTGTTTAGATGTTGGCTTATACAAACCATTCTCATCTGTCTGAACATGAGCGCCAGTATCAAATTCAAAGGCAGGCAGCGAACCTAGATTCGCTGGTCTGTTGAGGTTGAAGTCTGCGTCAGATAGCACACCACTGATATTCAAGATGACGTTATCAGTTGTTGTGTGGTCAGAGATAAGAGAGCCTGTTGCAACCGGATGTTTGGTCACGGTTGCAGTGTAGGTAACATCGTATGTTGTGATTGCATCGAACCACAAGATATCACCATTGTTACGTCTAATCACGATAGACATTATTGCACCTCCGCTTGTTGTGCTCTAGCTGCACCGAATGCATCTTGGATTGCTTTGTAGGTCAACTCTTGGATGTGTGGTGCCATTCCATTTGCAAACTCTTTAGGATCTGTTACACCCTCTGGAGCTTTAACTTGCAATGTGATGGAAGGGATTGTGATGTTAGGTGCTGTCATAGCTGGCTGGCGAGCGCTTTGAGTCATCAAAGGACTTGGAACAGGCATTGTTTCATGCGTTCTGAATCCATTGAGAAGTTGTTCACCTTCTCCCAGTGCATACTTGGCTAGCTTGACTCCCGGAAACCTATCGATCACATGTTCCTTATAAGCGTTACCCAAGCCTTTGAAGCCAGCTTGGAAGTCACCACGAAGGATGGCAGCAATACGATCAAGGCCACTTGCGATGTTATCAACAAGCTCAGACATAGTTCTTAGTACAACGACAAATGGGTTCTCCGTTTTGACGTTACCGAATACATCTTGATACTTGGTTTTCAATCCATCGAAAGAGATACCAATCTCAGACAGAGCGTTTACAAGGTGATCGAAAGACTGAGACAGAGCATCAATCTGATCCTGTGCACCCGGAGTTTCAGCAACCATCTGACCGAAGACAGACTTACCATCACGCATGTACGTGAACAAGTCATCCAGTACGAGAGCAGCGGCTGCAACAGCAGCAATGAACCCACCGAATGGCAGCATGAAGATTCCGATAGCAGCAGCAATAGTGGCTAGTGCACCTTGCGATACACCGAGAGCGTTAGAAAACTTCTCCCAGTTCTCACCCAACATACCAATCAAACGAATGATGGAGTTGACAGGTTTGATCAAGTATTCAAATGCAGTACCAAGAGCTTTGATAAGTGGTCCGGCTCTTTCAAGTCCGTCAGTCATTTCAGTAAAGAACGACTTCATACCTCTATCGAATCCACCTTCAGAGAACAGCATTACAGAACGTTCAAACTGGTAGTTCATTCGTCCTTGTGCAACACGTGTTGTTTCCAAAGATTTAGCATAGGCATCATTCTTGTCAGCAAGCTCTTCCATCAAGCGTCCAAGTTCTGGCAGGATCTTTTTGGGATCAGCCTTACCCTTCTGCATCATTTCAGAGAAGCCTTTAACGTCAGTACCAGCAGCTTTGGCAAGTAGAGCCATACCACCCGGCATACGTTCAGAGAATTGCTGTCTTGCTTCTTCAGCCTGAATCTTGTCCTTACCGAACATTTGACTCAAGGCAACCATAGAGCCTTTCATGGCCTCTTTGTCAATACCGTGTACAGTACCATACTTGGTAATACCACGGAACATATCCTGAGTACCTTTCACACCAATAGCTGGTGCAGCGGCTTGATAGATAGAAGAGTATTGGGGCATGATAGAACGAAGAGTTAGACCTTGTTCTTTAGCCAAGTTGTTCAGGAAGTTTTCGTTAGACTTGAATGTCTGCTCATCGCCGGAGACAGCGTGTAGGCTGTTTGTAGCAGCGATCACCTTCTGACTGATATCGTTCAACTGACTAACAGCGAACGCGGCTCCTAGACCCGGCAGGGCGCCTCTGGCGAAGCCCATTGCACTACTAAGCCCACGATCAACCTGAGAACGACCTCCACCACCCTCACCTCTCGATCCACCACCTCCGTGACGTCTGGCACCAATACGGATATCAAACTGTTCACTTTGGATAGCAGCACGAATCTCAGCAATCAAGTGTTGCTTGTCAACTTTCAATCTAACTTCTGGCTCAGCTACACGAATCTTCAAAGCACCGATGTTCTTCTGTGCTTGGATCATTGCACGGCGAAGCTTCTGCACCAATTGGTTGTGGCTGATTTCAACAGACACTTTGATTGGGTTGCGTTCACCAATGATCTTCACTTCACGACGAAGCTCAGCTTCCATTGCAGACAGACCAAGTTTGATTGGCATATCAATCTGCATCTGACCCATTAGAGTCTTAACAAATCTTTTCTGGTCAACCAACTTACTGATATCAACCTTGACATTGCTCAAACGAATTGGAGTCTTGTCTAGGTATTCTTGAATACGTTTGCTCTGTGCAGCGAGGGCTTCGTTCGATACATCAATATTCGTCAGGCTGATTTTAGCTTTAGTTGCTCTGTCGATCTGTGCTCGTAGCGATCTACTATCAAGGGCAACCTTCACTGTGAATTTCTTGTTGGCAATCGTAGAGAACTCACGGAGCAAGTTCATCACTCCGTTAAGACGTTTCTCAAACGCTACCAGTGGTCGGGCTTCTACGTTAAACTTCAACGTACCCGTCAGGCGAGCAATTTCCTCTTGTAGCATATAGCCTCACTGTTATTTATTCTGAGCAGCCTGTTGTGCTTGTTGGATACGTGTCACCTCATCCATTTCAAACTTTGCATCAAGCATTTCAAGTATGTTGTAAATGTCCTCTACGTTGCAGACAGTTTGCAACTCAACATAACTAGGAAGACCTTTCATATCACTTGTCATGATACGGAAAATCTCCCAGTCTTGAGTGTAGCCATCCTGCACCTTCTGAAGACGAGGATGAACTGTCTGTGGCTCCGCGTTAGAGTTTACAGGACGCCGGAACCTAGCATCTGAAAAACCGAACCAAAGTTAAACTCCACAATCTCTTTCACCAACAGGAACAGCTTGTCGTAAGAACCAGCGAACTCTGTGTTGAAGTTGATTGCTACACTTCCTTTGGAAGCTCCGCTAACCAGTGCGATAATCAGTGCCTCAGAATTGTCATCTAGGTTTTCGAACAGGATGTTTAGAGCACCTGTTACGCTGTTCTGTTCGCCAGCAGAGAGCACAGCGAAAGATGGGCCTAGAGTTTTGATCAGTTGTTTACCTAGCTTGAGTCCAGTCATACCGGGGAATTGAGTCAGCAGGTATGTTTCACCAAGTACGTTTACTTCTTTCTGTTGAATAGCCATTAGTATTTCTCCTTAACTGAAGTAGCCAGAGATTCCGCCAATGCCGTCAGACACAAGGTCTTCAGCACTCGACATAGCTCCAGAGATAATGTCCGCAATATCAATCCCGTTAGCGGCAGAACCACCAACGTTACCAGATGCTGTTACGAACGATAGAATTTCGATTTCCCATTTACGTGTGACTGTGCCTTCAGCGTCGAAGGTCATCTCAGGGAAGGTGTGAATGAATGCTTGGGATGTTGTGAATCTGGATGTACCAGATGTATCCTTCAAGCTAACTGGATCAAGCAACCCAGCATGGTTTTGGGCATCTTGTAGAACGATAGAAGTGAATACATCGTTTGCGATAGATGTTTGCAGAAGCTCGATAACCAGAGTTGCTTGTCTGTCAGGGTTGTAGATACGGGTGTGAACACCACGAATCCCTTTACGAACAGAGAAGGCTTCCGACTTCCATTGTAGAGACACGCTCACAATGCCCGGAACAATCCATCCGCAAACACTGATGATAACACTCTTTGGGTCATACGTCAATACACTACCAGACATAAGCTCTCCTTAATTGATTTTAAAAGTTTCTAGGATTGGAAGTACAGAAGCACCAAGACCAAGGATAGACGACAGGTCGTTGCTATCACCGTTACCACCAATGTTAACTACTACGTCTGTTGCTGCGAAATACCATGTACGGGTTTCCATCTGGTTGGAGAAGACGATTTCAGGAACCTCTTCAATCCAAGCCGTTGCAGCCATAAACATTGTGCTCCCACTTCCGTCTTTGATGAACAGCGGGAACTTGCCCATTCCGGTAACTTTGTCAACGTTCCAGAGGGTAGAGAAAATGTCATTTGCACTAGAAGATTGTGCAAGAGTAATTGCTACACTCCAGCCAGTGTCTGGAGATTTAACACGGGACATTGTACCGTCCATAGCACGTGTTGTATAAACTTGTTGTGTGTCTTTGGAAATGCGAACAAATGTACCTTCGGCATAGCCTGTAACGGTGTACAAGCCTGCAATGGTGATTGTCACATCAGATGGGGAATAGTGCGAAAGGCTTGCCATTTATGATCTCCTATGAAAAAGAAAAGGGGCCACCACGAATGGAAGCCCCTTAACGAATGTATTACTGTTGTAGCCACTTAGCTGCGAGAGTAGCACCAAGAGTTTCAAGGGTTGCTTGATCTTCTGGAGTAACTACTGCGTTACCACCTGCATACCCGTCAAGGTTGAAGGCTTGGATTACCCAATCACGTGTCATCATGCTGTTAGAGAAACCAGCGTTAGGACGAACACCGATGTAAGCATCGTCAGAGAAGTAGACAGAACGACCAGAGGCGTCTTTAACTTGAACAGAGAACAATCCGTCGATGTTACGTGGATCGTTATTGAACAGAGAAGACAGAACGTCGTTCGATGCAGATGTTTGTTGTAGGCTTAGTGTCAGAGTTGCAGAGTTACTTGCGTTAAAGACACGTGTACCTGTGTTGTCAGCACCAGTGTATAGCGTGTAACGAGGGCTTGTCCATTCGATGTTAACGATGGAGTCCTCAGAATATCCGCTGATAATGTGGGCAATGCCAGTGCTCGATTGTGTGATAATGACACTCACATCATTTGGAGCAAATGTAGCAAGACGTTGTGTAGACATTGATTATCTCCTGTTGAGGAAGGACTGTCCTTAGACAGTCACAGTCCCTTGAACTTTGATGAAGTGGATAGCACCAGCCAGACGTGCTTCGAATGTGATGCCTTCGAAGATACGCAGTGCACGTGTGTTAGTAGACAGAGTTAGTACATCTGGTACAGACACAGTTGGGGCTGGAGAAGAAGACAGTCCACCTACACGGATACCATCGTTCAACTGAGCACGGATCTCAGCTTCGATAATAGCGGCACCAGCAGCGGTGTAAGGAATCTTCTTGCTGTTAGCCAGACGGCTCCACAGACGTTCTTTCATGCGAGCTTCTAGCCAGTCAACGAAGATGATTACGTCGATCCATTCACCACCGAACATTTTAGCTCCGATAGTGCTGTTCAGACCACCAACACGTTCGTAGGTAGAGCTATTCTTG